CCGCCATTACGGTCAAAGCCGCTACCGGATGATGTATTGCCCTCTACAGTTTTTATATAGTATCTGTTCTTATCTTGTTTATTTACCTCTATAACTCCGCCAACATGGCAAACCCTGCCCATAGAATTACTATAAAAGTATATAATAGCACCTGCTTTGGGTTCTTTGCCATAGCATCCGTTTTGCACAAAATTAGATTTTCCTGTTGGGGTGTATTGAGAATATCCTCCAAGTAGCAGTTTTTTTCCTGCCTCGTATGCGTTATTTACCATAAACTTGCTCCTTAATCTCTGCTTACTTTTTTGAATGTGATATTATTTAAAAACTTGTTTTAATTTCTTTTCTACTGTATTAAAACAAGCTTTTTTCATAAAAAAGAGAGCCTAAGCCCTCTTTCTACTCTTTATCTTCAATCTCTATAAATTCGCCTGTATTCTTCTTTAGAAAGCCCTTTACTGTAATCCATATTTTGCGGACCGGTAATCCTGATAAAGTCATATTCTTTAATACGGATAATATTTCATATATTATATATAGTAATGCAAAAAACTCCATTACTGTAATATCTTGTAAGTGGATGTAACCCCTAATAGTTTCCGGTATAAAGCCAATTAAATTTACCGGGCATAAGATATCTACAAATACTAAGCATACAAGGGATAGCAACATGCCTACTTTTCTGATACCGCCATCAATTCCTACCGAACTGTTAAACGCTCTATCCTTTGTAGCTCTTAAACTTCCAAAGATTACATCCATAACTATCATGATCACAACAAGCTGAAATAATGTATTGCCCCTCATTACTTCAAAAACAGGTTTAAAAATATCAAAATACATACTATTTATCCTCCTTCTTCGCATCGCTGTCTGTTGCAAGGTCTTCTCTGCCTTTTTCCTTTAACTTTTTTGCAACACCTTCTTTTAGCTTTGCTATTACTTGACTAAACTTATACACCCCATCAATTATCAGATTTGCTATTACTTCAAATAAATGGTCCATATATACTCCTTTCTTGAATTTTAAGACATTAGATTAGTACTTAACTCTACTAGAGCCAAGTCGGTTGTCTGTTGTTTACTTTTCAATTCCTCAATTTCTTTTGCTAGTTGCTCCTCCTGTGTCAAGGGTCTGTCAATATAGATCGGCTCGATCTTATCTCCATCTACGTCAAACCTTACCAAGGTTTTACCCACCGGCACATCCACTTTAATAAACTTCAAACCGCCCACTGGATCCGGAGCAACATCCATCATCTGATAGTAGATATTGCCTTTTTCATCAAATATTACTTTCATATATCTCCTTTCTGTGTTTTTGAATTAAAAAAGCACCTAAGTGCTAGTTTATGAACTCTATGCTATTTATAACAACCTCTGCTGACAGCGGGTAAAAGCTCGTGCCGCTCGCATAAACAAACATAAAACATTGCTCGTTTATACCTGACACATCGACCTCCGCCCACAATTGTTGACCTGCAAGTCTACTATGTTCTTGCCCTTTATCATCATGAGCACCGTCTGCAAAAGATACATGAACCGCCTTGTATCCATTGTTTAAATCAACTACATAATTATATTGTTGTGGAAAAACTCTTTTAGACACGTTCTTTTTACTTACAGCAACAAGCCCAAATTGAATTTGCGATAAATCATTTTTATTAGTTCGCTTTTGATACGAACCACTTAAAATCACCCCACCAACTTTTATTTTTCTAAACGGTGCCAAATTTACGCTGTGTGCAAAAAAAGCTGCAATTGATTCATAGCTGATATTACCATCACCCTGTGCTGTTATACTAAACCTTAACCCACCGTCACGTATTCCTAAATACTTAAATTTTTCACTATGATTAACAAAAAACTGTCCGTTTCCAAATGATATATTACCTTGAGCATAAACTTGACCAAACCTTATACCTCTATCCGCATTAGCCACCCCTGACAATAAAGTTCCGTCAAAGGTGGCACCGTTAAAAGCCACTCTACCTGCCGAATAGTCAGGTAATGTACCCTCAACACCCAATACATTAACCCCTTTTCTGATATTCCAAGGCAAAAGAGTCGGGGCTTTCAGAAATACCCAATTTGCACCTTCGATGATGTGCCCATTCGGTATTTTTGACAGTACTCCTCGACCTGCCACCGGATGATCCCAGGCATGACCTTCATCCGCCCAGGCATAGAGTACATCACCCCATCCTGAACCGATAACACTCCATATCGGTATGCCACCCTGTATTTTTGCTATATTCTTGTCAGCTCTTATGTTTTCAGATCTTAGATCCGGTATGGGCATAAATACAAATACGGATCTATCGTCCAAAGCATATTTTCTAAAGTCTTCAGGGCGCATTGATATGATAATGCCTCGCCCATGAGAGGGGCTGTCAATTGCACCGCCCATCCCCCAGTGATCTCCTGCACCACGGTCAAAGCACATCATTACATGAACTAAATCTGAATTAGCTGTAAGCAACTCCATAGTTCCTTCAATAACCTCATCATTGCTGTCTATTGTAAGTGCGGTTTTACCCTTGAGTACTTCGCTTCTTAATGCAGTAACATCTTCAGATTGAATTCCACCTCCGCCTTTTTTAATCAAACAAATCGCCATGACTTACACCCCCTTTAACCCTATCCATAAAGACTCTTCCGGTTTCTTATTAAAACACTTAACTCTTATCTTTCCATCCAGTGTTTCAACAAAATCTACCTTTGCAAATTGTTTATTTAACCTTCTTACAGCCTCTGCTGTTTCTAAACCTGATAAATACAGAGCTACAGTAGGAGCATCTGTAGATAGTATTCCCGGCACATCAATTTCCTGCACATAAGGGGCTGTGTTACTCCACTTACTGACATCTACAAAAACCCTTCTTATTTCTTGCAATGCATTCAATGTCTTTGTTATGGCATTTAAGTCCTTTGCTCCGAATGTATCACCTTGCACAGTATAATTAGTACTGTCTATAATTTCATATTTACCGTCTTCTCCCTGTATCAAAGTGTATTTCCTATTGCCCTCAAAAACGTCATCTTTATAATTTGTTTTTAGTGCCATTTTACCTCCTGTTTCCTATGCTTTTTCTACCCAAAGAAAAAGACAGCCTTTGCTGTCCACTTAAAGTACTTTCATACATGTCACCCAAGTCCTTGAGTATTTTCTCTATATCATTAGCCTGATAGATACTATCATAAGTAATTCTTACCGGTATTTGGGGTGTTGATATTTTAGTGTAATACACTTCCCTAACCTTCTTGATATTTTCCAACAGCCTATTCATTTCCGACTCAGTTCTGAAATCTTCAATGTTCCACACTTTTGTATTGATACTTACACCAAACAGATTTGCTAAATGCTTACAAGCCTCTTCTACTCTGTTCAAGTCTGTATAAGCTATATAGGCTTTATCAGTATCATTTATTAAATCATCTACAGTTCTGTCAAAGATTAAAGTGTTCAATATAGTACTCATCTTATCACCGCCTCTGCTGTAATCTCGTTCCTGCTGAATCTAAAATCAAGTTTAGTAATTATTCCTTGTCTCTTGCCTTTGAAAGTGTCAAGTTCAACCAAATCTCCAAGCTCATGATTATCAACCACAAGCCTACAAGATATGCTTTCATTCTTTATACAATCGTTATAGATGCGTTCAAGAACCTCTTGCATATTTTCCTTTGTAACCAGTGTGGCTTTCTTTACCTCAGCAATATTCCTATTATGTGTTACTCTATCATTATCTTTATTTATATTAAAAGTATTATGTATGTACTTTTTACCCGATAGCAACACTTGAACACCTGTTCCGCTTATACGAGCATAATTATCACCTTGTTCTGTGATAGTTCCACCTTGAATAGCTAAAGCATGCATAGGCTCACTAAACTCTATCTTTGTACTGCCTACCAAATAGCCTTTATAAAGCTCCATAGTTTCGTCACCTTTCAGGTATTCATGTACCGTGAGTTTTACGCCTGTTATTACATCACTGTGAGAGAAAGACAACTTAGTAAACAGTTCCTCTTGCCTTATCTGAGTTATGTCGGTAGTTCGCATAGGATACAGATATAAATTTCTATCATAACTTGTATCCACTACCGCTCCTATCGCAAAAGCCAACTGCTGTAACGCTGCCCTTTTTGAACAAATCGGTAAGTATCCGCTTACTAATTTATTTTCAAGTTCCGTATCTATAAAGTGCGGTATACCCTCGTCCTGCATTATAGATTCCAAAATCTGTTTTGCCTTTACTTGATCATATACACCGCCCATAAACTTCGTACCATCAAGTATACCTATAGCATCATGTGTTTCCATTGAGTACACTGCATTACTTAGCTGCTTACCGTCTTTTAAGTAGAATATTCCCAGAATAGCCTCATCAAAATATAAAGTCTGCTTCTGCTTTTTCTGAAACTCAAAATCATAACCCATCTTATCCCTTACGGAATATTCCATAGTGTTTACGGATATTTCTTTTGATGTTCCATCTATTTCTACCAAGCAATCTATACTTTCAATCTCATCATCCTTAAAAATCCTTATAAGCCCCCAAGCGATCCCTGCGAGAAATACATTTCTAAAAGGCTTACTTGTTTCAAGGAAGGTTATAACAACCCTATTATAGAAATCTATAACACCGTAGCAAAAGTATTTATGATTATCCGGACTATATTCCTGTTCTTTTAGCAAAGTATTATCTGAATACCATTTTATATTCACCTTACTACAATAATCCTCACTATAATTGTTGAACTCAAGGCTTATGCCTACACTTGAAAAGTTCTTTGTAAATCTAAAATCCAAGGTGGGATGAATTGCAAATCTCCCAAAGCTGTCTGATATGCTTCTGCTTATGTATCCCATATGCTCAAAAGTATTAGTGTTTGGGGTATTTA